CTCTTACTCTTAGTATATTTTTCAACTTCATTCATCAAAATTTCATTCCTAAGTTTTAATTCTTCTATCTCCTTAATATAGTCTTCAATGGTCTTCTGTTTCATCTCTTTAGTACTCTTTGTGATCATCGCCTTAGCTTTACTAGACATTTTAAACACTAATTCACAAACAAATTTAAATCAATTTTGATCCCATCAATATTGATTCTCAATAATATCCTTCAACCTCTCAAACTCTCTTTCATTGAGAGAATTAAGAAAATTCTCAAGAGCTTTCTTCTGATAAGCATCAATAAATTCTGTCATATTCTTTTCCAAAATCAATATCTTATTCTTCAAGCTTCCTCTAGTATCTAATGATATTTGACTTAAGACTTCTGATCTACTCAAGTCAAAATAACAAACATTACCCAGATCCTCAACTAACTCTTCTCTTCCAGTCATTTTAAACTCATATTTCAAATCTAACAAAAATCAATATTTTTTCTAAATCGCACAAATAAGTCTACTTAGTAGTCTTCCATGAGGAGTAAGATAAGAATAATAGAGCGAATATCAATATTGCCAACAATAAAAACATTAAGGAAGCTCCTTTCTTTTTCTCGATTTTATCATTGCCTTCAGCCCTAACCTCAGTATCCCATTCAGAGTATATCTCTTTGTACACTTTATCACCTGGTGTGTAAGACAATATCTTGAACTTTTTCTTTCCAAGACCATTTAGGAAGTTGCGATGATCAGGGCTCAAATGATCAAATTCAGGATGTTTCTCTTCATCGACCAAGATAATGCAAGTTTCACTATTTGTTGTCTGAAGAGGAACAATGAAACCATTATAGAAAAAGACTGATGAATCTTTGAATTGCTCTATTCCTTTCAATTCACATGTTCCTTCATTAGTATCATCTTCAGGATTGTTTGAAGAGATTACACAATTAACAACGTACGAACCTAAAGTCCCTGGGACTATATCAGCATTACCCTCGAAGATTTTATGTGCTAGCTTGAGAAATTCATCGTAAGACTTACTCCTGTAAAGTAATGATACCAATTTAACAAGCTTGTCATATTTCTTTTTTAACTCAGGATTGATCTCTGTGAATGAAGTTAGATGATTGTCTTTCATAACAAGTAGAAGATTTTCGACTTCTTTCATACTTATCCTTAGTTGAGATGATCTTCTATTTTCTCCTAATTCCTCGCTTTCGAAGCTTCTATAATTAATTTGAGTTGCCATTTAAAAATATACACTATTTGATTTTTAAATTTAATAAGTGTTTTTCAAATTTCCAAAAAGATTTTTAGATTCATGCATTTATATCTTATCGAAAATTAGTCTCATTTTCAAAAAAGATGGGCGATAATATTTACGATACTTACGTTTATAAGATCTTCAAGGAATCAATCCAAGAAAGATCTCTTCCAAAATACATAATGATTCCTAGCAAGGACATGAAAAGATTTCTCAAGGCTAGTGAGAAGAGGGTATTGTATAGTACAAAATACATGAGGTATATTAAAGAAGTAGAAAGGAAATACTTTATCAGGGAGGGTATGTCAAGTCAAAGAGTTCAATTGGAAGACTTCATCGAGGAACAACTCAATATTTTTACTCAAGAAGAAGGTGCTACACCATTTGATGGACTTGAATACATTATTGGACAAATAAGGAATAAATATGTTTTTTTCACTTCAGAACTTTCAAACAATCGAAATTTATCATTTGAGATAATCATGTTTCTAACTAAGTATCTTTTTGCAGTCGAAGAAGAAAAACCTATCAAAGATATTTGGAAAAATATAACTGTTTTATTGCAAGACATGAATAAATTTCTAAGAAAATATATGATAACGATAGACGAAATTGAATCATACGATCAATTGTCTCTTCTATACAATCAATGGGATGGGAATAACAGGAAACTATTCGACAATTTCGATAATATAATTTATCGCATGGATCAGGTTAAAGAGAAATTAGAAGAGTTTGATTTTATTCAATCAAGCGTTATTTCTTACCGGAGCATAACTTATAATTCGAGGATAAGTATGATTAGATATTCGGGTAATGTTATGATTCTTGAAAATACAAGTGCCGAAAATTTAGATAAAAATATATGGATATTCGATAATTTCACAGTTGATAATACAATGCCTGTAGTTCATTATAACGAGGTTGATATTTTTAATGAAGAGAAGCAAATTAAAAAATATTATAAGATTTTCAAAAATAAAACAACAGACTTAGATAAAATCAATAACATAACATCAGATAAAAATAGAAGGAATACTATCTATTCTTACGTTCCTCTAAAAGAAATTGAACATGAAGGAAATGAAGAGAAAATAGAGACTAATTATATTTCATGTATTTTTCAATTAGATCAAAGTTTATTTAGTTTTAAAATACCATTCTTTGGAATAGAACATACGTACGTTATTGATATATGCTCACAACATTCTCCTTTCGAAATCAATGACACTATTGAGATGAGCATAAGTGGGAGTTTTAAATTATACAATGTTAATCTGAATGAAGTTACCTTCATGGACATGCTTCTTAATGATGACATCCTAAACACTTACTTCTATAGTGAAGAGATTACCACATCTTGGGTGGAGAAGAAGAGGCTTACTATTCACATGAAATCCCTCGAAGATGAGTATTTAGAGGATGAGCAAGAAGAAGTAGTTAATTATCGTTCGGCTCTAACTGCTATTCTCTCACAGTCTATAACTTTAAAACCCGAGTTAATTGATATTATTAATTTTGAAAATCCTAACACGAGTGAAAAAGTTAAGATTGAGGCAGGGATACCATACATTGAAGTTAGCATTACTAAAGCTGAAAACAATGATACTCTAAATCATTTCTTTTTTATTTTTAACAAGGTCATGCAATATTATCTAGAGAATAAAGAGAACGTTGAAAAACAATACTTAACAATATTCCCTGAGCTAAACTTTGAAAATAAGAAACCCAAAGCTAAAATGGCTAAGAAGATTAGAAATAGAAAATCTCAACAAACTAAGAATGAAATGTTGAGGACTAATGCTCCAGATGTGTTTGTTGCAAACTATGCTAGGAGGTGTCAAAAGAAAAGACAACCAGAGATAATCGAGAATGTAAAACAATGGACTACTCAAAAGTTTACTTATAAAAATGAAAAGAGAAAAAGAGAAGTCCTCAATTACCCACTAGATAAAGCTCGATGGACCTTTGGTTGTCCTGATCCAAGCTTCCCTTTCCCTGGAGTTAAAAGAAATACTAATTTATCAAATAAAAATGAGTACCCATTCATTCCTTGTTGCTTTGAACGACCTCAAATGGATGATGCCTCAAACTCATATTACAAAGAATATTATTTGGGTATCCCTTACGTTCCTAAAACTAATTTGACTAGTAAAGCGAAACATAAAATGATAACTAAAAAGATAGTAAATGAAGGATCATTTGGATTTCTCAATAGAACAATTGAAACTATCTTTTCACCATTCTTAAAACAAAATGAAGACTTGCTAAGATTTGGTGTTGTTAGAAGTGTTAATTCTTTACTTCATTGTATTTTAGTAGCTCTAGATAACCCCGACTATTTAGAATTAAAAACATCAAATGAAAAAGAATTATTTGTTAGAGACATGCGTTTTGAAATCTTTCAAAATATAGAATACTCTTTGGGTAAACAAGAAATGTATGATTATGATGAAAATGAAATAACTGAAATGTTTGAAGATTCAGAAATATTCATCGATCCTTTTATTTTCTTTAGATATTTTGAAGAATATTTTGATATAAATATTTTTACATTTATTTATATTAAGAACGAGAGAAATGAGACAGTGATATCTCTTGAAATTCCTCGCTTTAAATTATTTCATTCAAGACCTATTAATTTAAATCGTAAGAGTGTCTTAATATTAAAGCATTATGGGTCTAGCTCAGATGATTTAGAATATCCTCAATGTGAACTCATTATTTTGTCCATGTATAATTATATTGAAAAGAGCACTAAAACTTTTGATAAGGATATTAGTGCAATGATTTATTCCATCATGTATCAAAATAATACGATAGATATTTGGGGGTTCAAAAAGGATGGGATAGTTGAATATACTTCTGACTTTCCTTATATTGATTTTGGTGGAGATTTTAGGGTGAATAAGAAGGCACAAATAATTGATTCTTATGGAAAATTAGTAGGACTGATATTGGATACAGATCCTGAGATAGTAGTCATGACCCCTCCAACAAGACCCCAAAACCTTCCTATTGGAGAATATGTTAACCTTCCTAGTATCCATGATGTTATTGGGCATGTTGGTAAACCTAACACTTACTCAAGAAATCCTAAAACAGATAAGATTGAAGGATTGTGGTACCCATTTATGAATCAAAAGAATGTATACTATTTTCCAATTATTGAAACAAGAGATTTAATGAATGAATTAAAGGAAGGACCACACAATTTTCACTTTGTCAAAAAGGATTCATTGGTAAAACAAATACATGATAAACGAATTAAAGTAGATTTGATTTTGAATTATGTAATAAAAGCATTTAAATTATCTAATGTAGACGTAGAAGAGTTTATTGCTTACTTCATGAGATTAGTTCCTAAGAAAAATAACGTAGATGATCTTTACGAGATAAAACTTTTGAGAAATTTAGGTGAGTATGATACAATTGAAACTTTCCTCAGAGAAGTCAATACTGTTCTAAGTAATTTTGTAGTGAATAATAAGTTACAATTTTATAGTGAAGAGTTCTTCGAAAATGTTATATACTTCTTAAGACTATATTCTCAAAGTTCAGAGACGGGATTTAAGAAATGGGAGAATGGTCTTACTGGTTACTATAAATATGAAGAAAGTTTCACTAAGAGACCCTTTGTCACTCTCATTATTGGCGAGGATAAATTTAAAAAATGGATAAATGCCACTATTGAAAGTAATGAAAATAAATATGTTAAAAAGACTCTTAATGATATTTTCATGAAAGCAAAACCAATAGTCTATTATGATGTTAACTATGATAAATATTACATCATACAACCATCTTTGAGTTTTGATCAAGCATTGAATATTTGTGATTATTGGAACTATGAAAAGATTAATTATGGTATCAATTGTGAAAATGTTAAAGATCCTAATAAATACAAATACACTATCTATACTGTTTCAAATTCAGGTAATCTATTTACCGAAGCTGCAGTAGAAGAAGACATTAAGGTATTGGCTTTTAGAGATGGTAATTTCTATTCAATCTTGGAACTAAACTCCCATTAAAGAAATCATATGAATTGTTAAAATGGAAGACTATTCAATAATCTATGATTCATTTGAAGTAAGTATAAAGACTGATATTGAGACCATTCAAGGAATTTTGTGTTATTTCAATAGTTACTATAAGTTGTCCAAACAAAGAGTTAGTGTTGTAGGGGAGAAAGATATCTATATTGATAAATCATATATATTGTCTCAAGATGTAACAAATATTCCCAACTCTATTGATTGTTCTTTTAAATATGCTGTTGTTCTCAGAACTAATAGATCATATGATATTTATGGTTTTGATAATATAAACTTCTTGAATGGTATTTATATAGCAATAGGATTTTGCAGAGAAGAGTATTCATATGTTATAAGGAAAGTCATCGAGTGCTCGTTTGTTGAATCTGATGGGCTATCATCGAAGGTTTTGAAAAATAATAATTCAGAAATAATTGAGAAAGTAGCTTCCGAAAATAAAATAGTGTGTCATAATAATATATGTGAAATCATTCCTCCTACAGAGACCATAGAAGAGAAGGTAGAAAATGAAGATATTAATGAAATAGTTATCGAAGATATTAAGAAAGTAGACTATCCTGTAATCCCTAGATCACCAGTCAATAGCCCTCCTCAAGAGAGAAGAAAACCTATTCGTGCTTCACCTAAGAGAGCTTCCCTGAAGAAGACTCCTGAACCTGTAATAGTAGAGAGTGTAAAGATTAATTTTGATTCTATGAAGCTTGAGGATCTCAAGAAGTACGCTAAGGACAATAATGTGGACATTAGAGGGTTGACTCGTAAGGGTGAGATTGTTGAAAAATTGAAAAATTAAGACATTTTATTGAATGATCAATAAAATGGAGAGATTAACAACAGCAGAGGATAATAGAAAAACCGAGGAGAACTATAAGAAACTCTATGATGCTTTTAAGAGTTCTAATATTGAGCACTACTCTGAAAGATATAGTTTGTTTAAAACATTTTGTCCTCTAGTGAAGGATTTAATTTGCACTGTGTATGGTTCATTCGAAGAGTTTCTCAAGAGTGGTAATAATCAACATCCATTTGAAGAATATATAATTTCATTTGACGAGAGTATGATTGATGACCACATGGTTCGAACAATAGCATTGAGGATGGGATTTTTCATACCTAACACCAATGATAGGGCATATGAGAAGTTTGTGGAAGACATAGTAGAAATCATACACTACTCAAAGTTTTCAAGAGAAGAATATAGTAGGATAATAAATATGAACAGAGATGAGTTTAAGAAAATAAATCAAGAATATCATTATGACGATCGATTATTTGCTTTTATGAAAATTAAACGAGATAATGAAGAATATTTCATTGCAACTTTAAAATGATTGCTCCATTAACTATATTTTTGATAATTGTAATTGTTCTCCTAATAATTCTGATAATAGGTCTTGTCATATATTATTTTTGGAGTATAAGAGAAAGCATAATTAGAAATAATTTAACTTACGCAGTTCAACAAGGAGCATCTAATAGTCCAACCGATATTTTTGATATAGATGAATATGATATTTATATTGCTAATAAAGCACCAATAAATATCACTATTGCTTCATCTAATAATAACAAAGGAAAAATGATTTACATTTCAAACCCAAACTCTAATCAAATATTTACTTCTGCTGGCGATGGTCTAGTACTCCTTCAAAGTTCGAATATGATTTTACCTAGATCTTACGCAATATATGTCTTCATAGACAAAGAGAGGGCAACTAGATTGTTCTAATTGATTAATGATTATGTCATTAATAAATTAATGAGAAATCTCAAAATGCTCTATAAAATGACTTCGATGCTTTGAAAATGACGGATATCAACAGTATCAAAGATCTAGAACTGAACTCATTAACCCCTTTCCAGAAGGAGCTTCATGAGCCAGGTGAATTTGATGAAGCTATCATGACTGAACACACTGATGTATTTCCAGTTAAGACCTCTTGGAAGTCATCTATTTATCGTGAGTTGGATGTTAGTACTAAACATAAGAAAGTAGTTTACCACCTCGAGATGGAGTCTTTTGATGCAGCAGAGAAAGTGATAATGATGTTTCAATTGCCCAAGCTAGCGGTCAAAAAACAGTTTGAAGGTAAAATTCAAATGTGTTGGCCTAAAAATCTATTGCACATTCTATATGAAACCGGTGACTTGTGTTTTGATTCTGATCCTAGACAAACTCATACACCTGAATCAAACACTGTTTTTAGAAATTATTTTCTTGAAAGGAAAAGGAAACATCATCTTAAGACTATAGGTAACAGAGATCATTTAACTGAATGGACTGATTCTTTGAGTGCAGATAGAATAAATTGTAAGCAACAATATTACTTCTCTGAACACAAATGTAAATCCATCCCCATCTTCATGTGTAGAAAATCTAAAATAACATTCGAATACATGTTTAGATTGCACCTCAAAGACATCCTTAGAGTTAGAGAATTTAAAAATGATGTTTGGGTGGAAATCCCATTTAATTCAAAATATTTCTTAGGAGTCCCAACAGGCTCAGTCCTAGAACAACCAAAGATGAGGGCAAAGTACACACACTTGACTGACCCTGAAAAGAATCAAAGGATTAGTGAAAGTAATGGAGGAATATTTTATTATGATGACTTCATCTATATTCCTCCCGGAAATCCTGTATCTCTTGATTCAGTAGATATATTAAAACTACAAGCAAATGATCCTTGTAAAGCAATATTTATATTACCCGAAAATATAGAGTGTAGTAAGAACAGAGATTATTGTGTTTATACAGATGAAGGATTTAGTGTCATAAAATCAGTTCAATTGTTATATCAAAACAAATATTACAAACTTATGACTTCGGATAATAGATTTCTCGAAGATATATTAGCAGAAGAGTTTCCTGCTTGTCCTTATGAAAAAGGTACTGGAGGAATCCCTTTGACCTCTAAATTTAAGACTGTTAGTGCTGATGTAGGAATAACATTTAGTTCTGATATGAATGCATCATTAATAATAAATATTCAAAATACTGATCCTAAATTGAATGGTTCAGAAGTAATCGAAAATACAGAAGAAGATGATAGAGAAAAAGAAGTTGACAATGAAGAAGTTGAAATTAAGAATGATAAGAAAAAGAAAAAGTTTTTAATTCACTATTTGTTAATGGTGACTAAGAAGCTTGAATTTGATGGAGAGAAATGTAAGAAGGCTTCTGAAAAATAGATAATAAATCATGACTCATTCAAAATATGAATCATGATTTTTGTTTGAATATTCTCTTAGAGAGTAAATGATTGTATTGATTATTGTTTTATTCATTTTATTATTTATTGTCTGGAAGTACTTGTCAATGGATAATTTTGATATGACAAGAATTAATTCTAGAGATTGGATTAAGAAGGTTAATACAGGAGATATTATTGGTGTGTGTTATAATTCTGTCCCTGGAAGATTAGTTAATTTATTTTCAAATTCTTATTGGACTCATTTATCTATGGTGGTCAAGAAAGAAAATATCTATATTTTTGAAGTGTGCTACTATAAGTCATTTAGAGGAGTACACATGATTCTGCTAGATGAGTGGTTGAAGAAGAATTCAGACTTTGAGATAAGTTGGATTTCAAAGAGAGGGAAAAGGATTGATTATGGAGATGTTGAAAAGATTTATGAGAAATTAAAACAATCAGATATTAATCTATTTGTTCCTTCATGGTTAATAAGTTTAGTAAAACAAAAATATGAAGGCAATGAAGCGAAGGATAAATATTTTTGTTCTGAGTTTATTGTGATGGTGATGCAAGAATTAGGAGTGATGAGGAAAATATTTAGACCATGCAATTACACTCCTAATGAAATCATGCTTTCAAAGATTGAGTTAGAAGATGATCACTTATTTGATGAACCTAAGATCATCTCTTTCTCTTAGTGCTTCTTTCTTTTCTTGAGATATAAAAATGCGAGTATTGCTATAAATCCTAGGAATAAAAGCAGTGCTAATACTACAATCAATATTGTTCCCCATTTTTGACCATGCTTGATTACATCAGGAGTAATATTTTTTGCAAGTTCTTTGGTTGTTCCACTATAGGGTGCTACATCTGGCGAAATATCAACACCTCCATTACCCATTTAACTACTAAACTTAATTTATTTCATTCATTAAATGGATAGAAAGTTAGTTTTGAATCAATATCAAATGTTAGATTGGAAACTTTATCCAAACATGGTTCGAATTCACACTGAGGGAGATGGATCTTGTTTTTTTCATGCAATATTAAATGCTTGTTATAAGCCTTACATTAAGGGAGTAACAGGAGATGGTGTAAGCTTGAATAGAAGAGAGTGTGTTAAAAATTTTAGAAAAGATCTTGCAAATAAACTAGATGATTATATTGATTCAAACCCAAGAAATAAAAAATGGTACGATATATTGTCTAGGGGTGACCTCAAGGCCCATTCAAAAGATCTCCCTGAGTTATCTCTTGAAAATATGAAAAGAACCTTAGATTCAAATTCTTCAGTTGATCACATCTTCAATGAGTTAATCTCAGAAGTGATTTTGAAAGACATTTATTTGCTTGATTTTGAAAAGAAAGATGTTTATATTACAGGTGATGATGAAGATATTTTATATAAAAATAGAAAATCGATTGTGATATTAGCTATACCTGGTCATTATGAGTTGGTTGGTGTTTATAGGGTAAATAAAAAAGGTCTTCTAGTAGTACAGACTTTATTTGCTCATGATGATGAATTCATAAAAATAATTAGAAAGAGAATGAGAGAGATAATTAAGAAAAAATGATTATGTCCTTGATTGGATTATGGATTTTAAAAT